GGTTAATGAAAAGTACACGCGCTGGGTTAAGACACAGCCGTGTGCATGTTGTGGAAAGCCCGCTGATGATCCCCACCACCTGATAGGTCACGGTCAGGGTGGAATGGGAACAAAAGCGCATGACCTCTTTGTGTTGCCTTTGTGCAGAAAGCATCACGACGAGCTGCATGCGGATACCGTGGCATTTGAAGAGAAGTATGGTTCCCAGCTGGAGCTGATATTTCGTTTTATCGATCGTGCGCTGGCAATAGGCGTACTGGCGTAAGTGGAGAACGAGCATGAACCTTGAAGCCTTACCGAAATATTACTCCCCAAAATCTCCAAAATTGAGCGATGACGCACCGACGACAGGCTCTGGTGGTTTAACAATTACGGATGTAATGGCTGCGCAGGGGATGGTGCAGTCGAAAGCACCGCTTGGGTTTGCCTTATTCCTGGCAAAAGTTGGTGTTCAGGATCCTCAATTTGCGATTGAAGGTCTGCTCAATTACGCGATGGCACTGGATAACCCGACATTGAACAAATTGAGTGAAGAAACCCGGTTACAGATCATCCCTTACCTTGTGAATTTTGCCTTTGCTGATTATTCCAGGTCTGCGGCAAGTAAGGCTCGCTGTGAGCATTGTGCTGGTACTGGATTTCATAATGTATTGCGCGAAGTGGTGAAACACTCCAGAAGCGGGGAATCTGTTATCAAGGAAGAGTGGGTGAAGGAACTATGTCAGCATTGTCATGGTAAGGGAGAAGTCAGCACAGCGTGCAGAGGGTGTAAGGGTAAAGGTATTGTCCTGGATGAAAAAAGGACCCGGCTTCATGGCACGCCTGTTTATAAGATTTGTGGGCGTTGCAATGGAAACCGGTTTAGCCGTTTACCAACCACACTGGCGCGGCATCATGTCCAGAAGCTGGTACCAGACCTGACAGATTATCAGTGGTACAAAGGATATGCAGATGTCATTGATAAACTGGTTACAAAGTGCTGGCAGGAAGAAGCATATGCTGAGGCGCAATTAAGAAAAGTGACGAGATAAATGATTTTCGCCGAAGATGGCGACATAATGCTTGCTTTTTCCAAAAAATATGGATAAGATTTTTCCAACGATGGGCTTTGTATGTCTACCGTTGATAAGATTTAAGAACCCGCCACTGAGCGGGTTTTTTTATGCCTGAAAAACGGTACAGGACGTTAAACGCGCTGGTGGTTGCGAATACTGGTCTTTCGGCTTGTATTTTTGTAAATCGATATATACTTATCTTGTGACCAGTAATGTCAGGGCAATTGATATGAATGAAGCTTGTTCTGTTGTTTTTGTTCATTCCCCGTTTGTTGTGCTCTTTGAAGGAAAAGAGCTCTCTCTGGAAAGTGGTAGTGCACTTCTTGTCAGGGGGGGAGCTGGATCGTTATTGCCCTTTTCGGAATGTTTTCGGCGAATAAGTCTCAGTGAATCGACAATTATCCGTTACCTGTTGTGTGGAGACGAAAAACAGGATGTAGTTTTAGTCCGGCAAATACCACGATATCTTTGCGTGAGTTTTCCCAAGGCAGAATTGATGGGCATCCTGATTGATTATCTTTGTGAGGAAAAGATTCATACGGACAATTTAGCGGAAATGCTTTCCTTTTCGTGTCTGGCGTTTTTCTCATCAGAGAAAATGTTTTCGTCGTTTCTGACCGCGTGTATTGGCAATATTAGTGACAGGCTTAGTGCATTGTTTCGTACGGACATTGCAGCAAACTGGACTCTGAGAGATGTGTCTTCGCGGTTATGTATCAGTGAAAGTTTGTTAAAAAAAAGACTGAAAGAAGAAGGCACCTGTTTCAGTGAGTTGTTGCTTACAGAGAGAATGAGAATGGCAGCAATGCTGTTGAATCAATCTCGTTGCGCCATCAACAGAATCGCTGCTCAGTGTGGCTATAATTTTACATCTTATTTTATCAGCGTATTCAGGAGTTATTTTGGTGTTACACCGGCAGGTTACAGGATGGCTGCATTCAATGAGATGAGTTTAAGTGTTACTCAAGAATAATTGAATTTTGCACTCATTGAAAACAGGCTCGCTGCGGCGGGCCTTTTTTATATCCGCGCCACGTCCGGCGCACATCAAAAAAACCACAGAGCCTTTCAGGGGTGAGCTTACGGGATGGTCAGTGTGACTTTCTCTGTGGGCTGGTCACCCCCGGGCGCAGGCTCACCCACTAAAAGGAAAAGTCACGATGTTTGGTATTTTCAAAAAGAAAACCCGCAAGGCCATTACTGAAGTGAAGAAGATGGAGAACCGCGACGCAGTGGAGGCGACCGTCTGGGGCGCGTATTCCATAGCATTCGCCGACGGCACCTGTGATGCGAAAGAAATCGCTGTACTGGAAAAAACCATTGCAGCACTTCCTGCCTTTGCGCCGTTCTCCGGTGAGATTGCACAAATGAGTGCAAATATCCGCGCCCGTTATGAAGCGTCACCTCGTAGTGCGAATGCTCAGGCTTTGCGTGAACTGGCTGATGTGGCAGGAACCGCCGAAGCGGTTGATGTGCTGTGCCTGTGTCTCGATATTGCTGACCAGGATGGCATTGGTCCGGATGAAGAAGCGCAGCTCAAGAAAATTGCTCAGGCGCTGCAGTTGCCGCTGGAGCAGTACCTGTGAAAAGTGCGCGCCTTGTGCTGGCTGCCATCCTGCTGTTTCTGGTAGTGGCGGTGGATTTCACCGGACGGCTGATGTCGGTGCTGGCAGATGGTGTGCTGGTGGCGATGGCGCTGGCCGTACTCTGGCCTTTACTGCGTAAATCTGAATAACACCACACAAAAGGTATCTGCGGGTGCCTTTGACGGGTGTTTTTTACGGGTCGTTGGTGGCCCTTTTTTATTTACAGGAGAAAAAGTATGTCTGAACCCTTGTCCGGTTCCGGTACGGCTGCGGCGCTCGGCGGGGCGACGGTATTCGGGCTGTTTACCGGAACGGATTTCGGGATTGTGTTTGGGGCGTTCGCTGGGGCGTTATTTGTGGCAACGATGCCGCAGGCGCTTTCAGCCTGGCGTGTGGCGGCGCATTTTCTGGTGTCGTTTATCGTTGGCGTGCTGGGTGCGCATGTGCTGTCAGCCTGGATTGCATCAAAAACAGGTTATGACGGTACATCGGCGGATGCACTGTGTGCGGTGCTGGTGGCGGTGGTGTCGGTGAAGATTCTCTCGTTCATCCACCAGCAGGATATTGCATCGCTGGTGTCCGGCCTGTTCTCCCGCCTGCGGGGTGGAGGAGGCGGCAATGTTAAGTAACCTTCCCGGATTGCTGAATGTGGCGTTATGCACGGTTATCGTGCTGACGCTCTTTTTTTATCGTCGTCGTGATTCCAGACATAAACCGCTGATGTCATGGCTGGCCTGGTTGCTGATGCTGCTGTATGCCTTTGCGCCCCTCAGCTATCTGTGTGGTCGCCCGTTAGCAACGGGCTGGCTGGAAGTGTTTTTTAATCTGCTGTTCTGCGTGCTGGTGATACGCGCGCGCGGGAACGTCACAAAAATCTTTCCATTATTGAGGTGAATATGTCGGGTAAATTCAGATTCAGTCGTCGCAGCGAAAAGAATCTGGAGGGCGTTAAACCACAGCTGGTTGCTGTCGTTCGCCGTGCGCTGGAGCTGACGGAGGTTGATTTCGGTATTACGGAAGGGCTGCGCACGAAAGAACGCCAGAAACAGCTGGTCGCGGAAGGGAAAAGCCAGACCATGAACAGCCGCCACCTGACCGGTGATGCGGTGGATGTTGTTGCCTGGGTTGGCAGCCAGGTGTCATGGGACTGGCCTCTGTACGAGAAAATCGCGCAGGCATTTAAGCAGGCTGCCGCAGAGCTGGGAACAGCCATCGAATGGGGCGGGGACTGGCGGACGCTTAAAGACGGCCCACATTTTCAATTGAAGCGATAGCTTGCAAAACATACAGGGCCGCCATGAGCGGCTTTTTTATTGCTCAAAAAACGAAAGAACGGAGGTACGTATGTACGCGCTGAAAAAAATCACGGTAACGGAAGATGGGCGCCAGGTTGAAGAAGTGCATGTTCTGGGGAATATGTATCGCCTGGAATTTTACCCGCGCAACACTCACCTTGCTGCCCTGGTGGAGTATTGCCTGGATGGAAATGTACCATGCATTTCGGTGGAAAAAACGGATGAGGCCTACATCACTACGCTGGCGGGTGACACGGTTCGTTGTATCTGTCGCGGTGACACTAAAGCCAGGAATGAAATAGCCAGATGCCGCACCCAGGGCAGTAAATAAAAAAACAAAACCCCGGCTGCTGGAACAGTCCGGGGTTTTTAGTTTTCACGTCAAAGAGGAAATTGTGAGTAGTGAGTACGGAGAAAATCCTCGTGGGAAAGTATAAAAGATTCTTTTTGAGGTTGTCCATTATGAAAGGTATTGAAGTGGAAACTCCCGCGAGCCTTGATTTGACAAGGGCTGCGGCCTTTGCAATTCGCCTTGTGGCGGTCGCTGTTCTGATTTGGGCTGTGCGTTGGTGGTGATATGACGCGAAAACACTGGACACACAGAATGCCGCGAACGGCGGTGAAATGGGCACTGGTAGCGATACTGGTGCCTTTTTTCCTGGTGGGCTGCGTCAGCCTGGATAAGGCGCGCCAGCTTTTCGATACAGCTTCTCAGGTCTGTGAAATTGTTGATAGTGTCCGGCAGTGTATGCAGAACTGACCGACGGTGAGAGCAGAATATTTTTTAGAGGAGCGAAATTCTATGCCATCACAAATCCCTCGTGCATGCCGTAAGCGAGGCTGTGCAGGCACAACGACGGACAGTTCTGGCTACTGCGATAAGCATCGCGGCGAAGGTTGGACACAACATCAACGCGGACTGAGCCGCCACCAGCGTGGCTATGGCTCGAAATGGGATGCCATACGTGCGCGCATACTGAAGCGTGATAATCATTTGTGTCAGAACTGCCTGCGCAATGGGAGAGCCGTTGAAGCCAGAACTGTGGACCACATCATTCCGAAAGCGCATGGCGGTACGGATGCAGACGGTAATCTGCAGAGCCTGTGCTGGCCATGCCACAAGGCGAAGACGGCCCGTGAACGGCTTAAGTGATAATGATTCTCAACTGCCAGAGGGGAGGGCAGGTCAAATCCCTGTGACCTGACGTCTTCCGGACTGCCCGCCCCATCGTTTTTTTATACCCGCGAAAAATGAAATTTAACCAGGAGTGCTGCATATGGCTGGAACGGCGGGGCGTTCCGGGCGTCGCCCCAAGCCAACGGCGCGCAAGGCGCTGGCCGGAAACCCCGGCAAGCGAGCCCTGAATAAAGATGAACCTGTTTTTACGCCCATCAAAGGTGTTGAGCCACCGGAGTGGTTCGCTGAAGAAGATCTCCCTCTCGCCACGATCATGTGGCAACTGACAACCAAAGAACTCTGCGGTCAGGGCCTGCTGTGCGTGACTGACCTCGCGGTGCTTGAGCGGTGGTGCGTGGCCTACGAGTTCTGGCGGCGTGCCGTGAAAAATATTGCCAGACAGGGCAACACCATCACCGGTGCAATGGGTGGCATGGTCAAAAATCCGGAGCTGACCGCCAAGAAAGAACAGGAGTCCGAGATGAGCAGCACGGGGGCAATGCTCGGACTCGACCCCAGCAGCCGCCAGCGTCTGATTGGCCTGGCGGGGCAGAAGAAAGCCACTAACCCGTTTCTGAAAATCATCGAATCATGAGCCGGAAATCTTACCCCAACGTAAATGCTGCCAATCAGTATGCCCGTGATGTCGTGCGCGGAAAGATTGTGGCCTGCCAGTTTGTGATTCAGGCCTGCCAGCGCCATCTTGATGACCTGATGGCGGAAAAAAGTAAGTCGTTTCGTTACCGCTTCGACAAGGACCTGGCTGAACGGGCCGCGAAATTTATTCAGCTGTTGCCACACACCAAGGGGGAGTGGGCATTCAAGAGGATGCCCATCACGCTGGAACCGTGGCAGCTCTTTGTGATCTGCTGTGCGTTTGGCTGGGTCAATAAAGGCTCCCGGCTGCGCCGCTTCAGGGAGGTGTATACCGAAATCCCCCGTAAGAACGGCAAATCGGCAATCTCTGCCGGTGTTGCCCTGTATTGTTTTGCCTGTGATAACGAGTTTGGCGCGGAAGTGTATTCCGGTGCCACGACAGAGAAACAGGCGTGGGAAGTCTTTCGCCCGGCGCGACTGATGTGTAAACGCACACCCATGCTGACGGAAGCGTTCGGGATTGAGGTTAACGCCTCAAACATGAACCGTCCGGAGGATGGCGCGCGGTTTGAACCGCTGATCGGTAACCCCGGTGATGGCTCATCACCCCACTGTGCCGTGGTGGATGAATATCACGAGCACGCCACCGATGCGCTTTATACCACGATGCTTACCGGGATGGGCGCGCGACGTCAGCCACTGATGTGGGCCATCACCACCGCCGGGTACAACATTGAGGGGCCGTGCTACGACAAGCGGCGGGAAGTTATCGAGATGCTCAACGGTTCGGTACCCAACGATGAACTGTTCGGGATCATCTATACCGTTGACGAAGGCGATGACTGGACCGACCCGCAGGTGCTGGAAAAAGCCAATCCAAATATTGGCGTGTCGGTTTATCGCGAATTTTTGTTAAGTCAGCAGCAGCGTGCGAAAAATAACGCCCGTCTGGCAAACGTCTTTAAAACAAAACACCTCAATATCTGGGTGTCGGCGCGTTCGGCGTATTTCAACCTGGTGAGCTGGCAGAGCTGCGAGGATAAATCACTGACCCTTGAGCAGTTCGAGGGGCAGCCGTGCATTCTGGCCTTTGACCTGGCGCGTAAGCTGGATATGAACAGCATGGCGCGACTTTATACCCGCGAGATTGACGGTAAAACGCATTACTACAGTGTGGCTCCGCGCTTCTGGGTACCGTATGACACGGTGTACAGCGTCGAGAAAAATGAAGATCGCCGGACAGCCGAACGCTTTCAGAAATGGGTGGAAATGGGCGTTCTGACCGTTACCGATGGTGCGGAGGTGGATTATCGCTACATCCTCGAGGAGGCCAAAGCGGCGAACAAAATCAGCCCGGTCAGTGAGTCACCCATCGACCCCTTCGGGGCGACCGGGTTGTCACATGACCTTGCTGATGAAGACCTGAATCCCGTCACTATCATTCAGAACTACACCAACATGTCCGACCCGATGAAAGAGCTGGAAGCGGCAATTGAATCGGGGCGCTTTCATCATGATGGCAATCCCATCATGACCTGGTGTATCGGCAATGTGGTCGGCAAAACCATTCCGGGTAACGATGATGTGGTGAAACCCGTCAAAGAGCAGGCGGAAAACAAAATTGACGGTGCAGTTGCGCTGATTATGGCGGTTGGCAGAGCCATGCTGTACGAGAAAGAAGACACGCTGTCTGACCACATTGAGTCCTATGGGATCCGCTCGCTTTAACTGAGGTAATTATGATCATGCTGATTCTCGCGCCTCTGGTGGGCGTGCTGGGGGCGCTTTTGCTGGCGTATGGTGCCTGGCTGATTTATCCCCCGGCGGGGTTTGTTGTTGCCGGGGCGTTGTGCCTGTTCTGGTCGTGGCTGGTAGCGCGATATCTCGATCGTACACAGCTGTCTGTTGGTGGAGGTAAATAGTGTTCTTTTCGGGATTATTTCAACGAAAAAGTGACGCACCGGTGACCACGCCAGCAGAGCTGGCGGATGCCATCGGGTTGTCCTACGACACCTATACCGGAAAGCAGATCAGCAGTCAGCGGGCCATGCGACTGACGGCGGTTTTTTCCTGCGTCAGAGTGCTGGCAGAGTCGGTTGGGATGTTGCCCTGCAATCTGTATCACCTGAACGGCAGCCTGAAGCAGAGAGCCACCGGCGAACGTCTGCATAAACTGATCTCCACGCATCCCAATGGCTATATGACGCCGCAGGAGTTCTGGGAGCTGGTGGTCACCTGTCTGTGCCTGCGGGGAAACTTTTACGCCTACAAAGTGAAAGCATTTGGCGAAGTGGCTGAACTGCTGCCCGTCGATCCCGGCTGTGTGGTACCGAAGCTTAACAGTAGCTGGGAGCCGATCTATCAGGTCACATTCCCGGATGGATCCACGGATGTACTGAGCCAGGAGGATATCTGGCATGTGCGCACGCTGACGCTGGACGGACTGGTGGGGCTGAATCCCATCGCCTATGCCCGCGAGGCAATATCGCTGGCGGCAGCGACCGAAGAGCACGGGGCCAGACTGTTCAGCAATGGCGCGGTGACGTCGGGTGTGTTGCGTACAGAGCAGACGCTGTCAGATCAGGCTTATGAGCGCCTGAAGAAAGATTTTGAGGAGCGTCACACCGGGCTTGGCAATGCTCACCGCCCGATGATCCTTGAGATGGGGCTGGACTGGAAGTCGATGGCGCTGAACGCCGAGGACAGCCAGTTCCTGGAAACCCGCAAGTTTCAGCTTGAAGAAATCTGTCGTCTGTTCCGGGTGCCGTTGCACATGGTGCAGAACACCGATCGCGCCACCTTCAACAATATCGAAGAGCTGGGGCTGGGATTTATCAACTATTCACTGGTGCCGTATCTGACCCGCATCGAACAGCGGATCAACACCGGACTGGTACGAAAAAGTAAGCAGGGCGTTTATTACGCCAAATTTAACGCCGGGGCGTTACTGCGCGGGGATATGAAGTCCCGTTTTGAAGCCTACGCCACCGGGATCAACTGGGGAATTTACTCTCCCAATGACTGCCGCGACCTGGAAGATATGAATCCGCGTCCCGGTGGTGATGTCTATCTCACACCGATGAACATGACCACGAAACCCTCCGATGGCAGTAAAGCCGGTAAGCAGAAGGATAACGCCAATGCAGACGAAACAACGTCTTGATGTACCGCTGAGTCTGAAATCTGTCAGTGACTCCGGTGAGTTTGAAGGGTATGGCTCCGTCTTTGGTGTAAAGGACAGCCACGATGATGTGGTGATGTCCGGGGCATTTGCTGCTTCCCTGCGGGCGTGGAGTGACAGAAAAGCGTTACCTGCGCTGCTCTGGCAGCACCGCATGGATGAACCCATCGGTGTTTACACCGAAATGAAGGAAGACGATGTCGGGCTTTACGTCAGGGGACGGTTGCTTATTGATGATGATCCCCTCGCAAAACGCGCACATGCACACATGAAGGCCGGTTCGTTAACCGGCCTTTCTATTGGGTACGTCCTGAAAGACTGGGAATACGACCGGAGCAAAGAAGCCTTTCTGCTGAAAGAAATCGACCTCTGGGAAGTCAGCCTGGTGACGTTCCCGTCTAACGACGAGGCGCGGATCAGCGACGTCAAGAACGCACTGGCCCGCGGGGAAATCCCCGAACAGAAAAAAATCGAAAGAGTCCTGCGTGATGTCGGACTCTCCCGTACCCAGGCCAAAGCATTCATGGCCGGGGGCTATGGCGCACTGTCCCTGCGCGACGCTGAGGATGTGGGCTCTGCACTGAATGCACTGAAAAATCTGAACTTCTAATCAGGAGAAATACGATGGCGGTTGATATTAAAGATGTCGAACAGGTCGCGCAGGAGCTGCAGCAGAAGTTTGACGACTTCAAAGCAAAGAACGACAAGCGCGTGGATGCGATTGAGCAGGAAAAAGGCAAGCTTGCCGGGCAGGTGGAAACCCTGAACGGGAAACTCAGCGAGCTGGAAAATCTCAAAAGCGACCTTGAAAAAGAGCTGCTTGAGCTGAAACGTCCGGCTGGTGGAGCGCAAAATAAACTGGCCACCGAGCATAAAGAGGCGTTTGTGGGCTTCCTGCGTAAAGGCCGTGAAGACGGTCTGCGCGATCTGGAGCGTAAGGCATTGCAGGTGGGTACCGATGAAGACGGTGGCTACGCCGTGCCGGAAGAACTGGATCGCAACATTCTTAACCTGCTGAAAGATGAAGTGGTGATGCGTCAGGAAGCCACGGTGATCACCGTTGGCGGTTCCGACTACAAAAAACTGGTGAATCTGGGCGGTACGGCTTCCGGATGGGTGGGGGAAACGGATACGCGATCCCAGACTGCCACCTCCAGACTGGAGCTGATTGAACCTCTCATGGGGGAAATTTACGGCAACCCGCAGGCTACCCAGAAAATGCTGGACGATGCCTTCTTCAACGTGGAGGCCTGGATCAACAGCGAGCTGGCAACCGAATTTGCCGAACAGGAAGAAATTGCCTTTACCTCAGGCGATGGCACCAAGAAGCCGAAAGGGTTCCTGGCGTATGAATCCACTGATGAAACCGACAAGGTCCGGGCGTTCGGCAAACTTCAGCATATTGTATCCGGCGAAGCGACCGCGGTGACCGCAGACGCCATTATCAAACTGATTTACACGCTGCGTAAGGCACACCGCACTGGCGCGAAGTTCATGATGAACAACAACAGCCTGTTTGCCATCCGTCTGCTGAAAGACACCGAGGGTAACTATCTGTGGCGTCCTGGGCTGGAACTGGGGCAGCCATCCTCTCTGGCGGGTTACGGTATCGCTGAAAACGAGCAGATGCCGGATATTGCCGCGGATGCGAAAGCCATTGCATTTGGTAACTTCAAACGGGGTTACACCATCGTTGACCGTATCGGTACCCGCATTCTTCGCGATCCGTACACCAATAAACCGTTTGTCGGTTTTTATACCACCAAGCGCACCGGCGGCATGCTGGTCGATTCGCAGGCCATCAAACTGCTGAAGATTGCTGCGGCGTAATCACTCAGGGGCGCGGAACCGCGCCCCCTGTTCTGACGGGTGAAGAATCATGATCCTGAAACAAGATCTGAAATGGTCACCGGACGGTATGCGTGTTGAGGTCATTCGGGCCGGTGAGTATGACGACGGGGCGCTTCCTGCCCGGGTGCAGGAGATTGCACTTCAGGCCGGGTTAGCAGAGCGCGGAACCAGTGCAAAAAGCAGTAAAGCGACAAAAGAGAATAAAGCCACGACCAGTAAAGAGGGCTGAGTATGCTTCTGACAATGGAAGAGATTAAAGCCCAACTCCGGCTGGATGAGGATTTCGATGCTGATGACCGCCATCTGCAACTGCTGGCCAGTGCGGCGCAAAAGCGGACGGAAACGTATCTGAACCGGAAGCTCTATGCTCCGGATGAAACCATTCCGGACAGCGATCCGGACGGGCTGCACCTGCCGGATGATATTCGTCTGGGGATGCTGATGCTTATCAGCCATTTTTACGAAAATCGCTCGTCGGTTACAGACGTTGAGAAAATGGAGTTGCCAATGAGCTTTAACTGGCTTGTCGGCCCGTACAGGTATTTCCCGCAATGAAAATTCGTCAGGCGCAGACCAGCGCAACCTACATTCTGCCGGACCCCGGTGAACTGAATAAACGCGTCCTGATCCGCCAGCGGGTGGATATGCCCGCGGATAACTTTGGCGTGGAGCCTCAATACCCGGTTGCGTTCCGGACATGGGCGAAGGTTGTCCAGACCAGTGCCACCACCTGGCAGGAAACCGCGCAGACCGGGGACGCCATCACCCATTACATCACCATTCGTTACCGCCGGGGGATCACCGCTGATTATGAGGTGGTCTGCGGTGACAGTGTGTACCGGGTGAAACGTCAGCGCGATCTGAACGGGGCGCGGCGCTTTCTGCTGCTGGAGTGTACGGAGCTGGGCGAATGTAGGCAGAGTCACGGAGGCAACAATGACGACTTCCTTTTTGCACGTTGATTTTCAGCAGCCCGCGGAGATGCGCTTTAACCGCGCCCGTGTCCGGCGGGCGTTTGTCACGATTGGTCAGCGTCATATGCGTGATGCCCGTCGGCTGGTGATGCGCCGTGCGCGGTCGGCACCGGGTGAAAACCCCGGTTATCAGACCGGACGCCTGGCTCGTTCGATTGGTTACATGGTACCCAGAGCCAGTAAACATCGCCCTGGTTTTATGGCACGTATAGCCCCTAACCAGCGTAATGGAGAGGGAAACCGCCGTATCACCGGTGATTTTTATCCGGCTTTTTTGTTCTATGGCGTGAGGCGAGGGGCAAAGCGTCGTCGCAGCCATCATCGTGGTGCATCCGGTGGCAGCGGCTGGCGACTGGCTCCACGTAATAACTTCATGGTGGAAACTCTTGAAAAGAACCGCAGCTGGACACGCTATTTTCTGGCGCGGGAATTGCGTAAATCACTGAAGCCGGAGCGACGACACAGATGAAACTGACGCCTGTTATTGCTGCGCTGCGTGCCCGCTGCCCGTATTTTGAAAACCGGGTGGCAGGCGCGGCACAGTTCAAAAATCTGCCGGAGGTCGGAAAGCTGAGACTCCCGGCGGCGTATGTGGTACCGGGGGATGATTCTCCGGGAGAAAACAAAAGCCAGACCGACTACTGGCAGGAGCTGAAAGAGGGCTTCTCCGTGGTTGTCATACTGAGTAACGGGCGTGATGAGCGCGGTCAGTTTGCTTCGTATGATGTGGTGGACGATGTCCGGCAGATGCTCTTTAAGGCCCTGCTGGGCTGGAACCCGGAAGAGTGCGGTAACCCGATTAACTATGACGGCGGCACGCTGCTGGATCTGAATCGTCATGAGCTGATTTATCAGTTCGATTTTTCGATCATCAGCGAGCTGACTGAAGACGATACCCGCCAGCAGGATGACCTGAACAGTCTGGATGAACTGCGAACGCTGGCGATTGATGTTGATTATCTCGATCCCGGTAACGGGCCTGACGGCGATATCGAACATCACACCGAAATAACCCTTCCTTCCTGAGAATCTTCATGTTTGTGAAACCTGTTAAAGGGCGGTCAGTGCCTGACCCTGCCCGCGGTGACCTTTTGCCCGCCGAAGGGCGAAAGGTTGACGAGAACAACTACTGGCTGCGCCGTGAAGCAGCGGGTGATATCCGGCGCGTGAATAAAAAGGTGAACACCGATGACGATAAGCTTTAACACCATTCCGTCGAATACGCTGGTTCCGCTGTTTTATGCGGAAATGGATAACCAGGCGGCGAATACTGCACAGGACAGCGGAGCATCGCTGCTGATTGGTCATGCCAATAACGGTGCAGAGATTGTTGCCAACAGTCTGTTGCTGATGCCGTCGGCAGACTATGCACGCCAGATTTGTGGTGCGGGAAGTCAGCTGGCGCGTATGGTCGAGGCTTATCGCCAGACCGACCCGTTTGGTGAACTGTATGTAATTGCCGTTCCTGAATCCACGGGCGCGGCGGCAACAGTTACGCTGACGGTGACCGGGGCGGCAACCGAAACCGGCACGGTGAATGTTTATGTGGGACGTACCCGCGTGCAGGCACCGGTGACTAACGGCGATAACGTCACGACGATTGCCAGCAGTATCCAGGATGCCATCAATGCCGTTCCGGCCCTGCCGTTTACGGCCTCATCTTCGGCTGGCGTGGTCACACTGACCGCGCGTCATAAGGGGCTTTGCGGGAATGAAATTCCTGTCAGCCTCAATTACTACGGCTTTGGTGGGGGCGAAGTGCTGCCTGCGGGCGTACAGATTGCCGTGGCGACGGGGACCGCCGGAACGGGCTCTCCTGTTCTCACCGGCGCGGTGGCTGCAATGGCGGATGAGCCGTTTGATTATATCGGCCTGCCGTTCAACGACACGGCCTCCGTTAACACACTGGTGACCGAGATGAACGATACCAGCGGTCGCTGGAGCTATGCGCGTCAGCTGTATGGTCATGTGTATACGGCAAAGATCGGCACGCTGTCAGAACTGGTGACCGCAGGTGACCAGTTTAACCAGCAGCACATTACCCTGGCGGGGTACGAAAAAGAGACCCAGACGCCTGCCGACGAGCTGGCGGCAAGCCGTACCGCCCGCGCAGCGGTGTTTATCCGCAACGATCCGGCACGTCCCACGCAGACCGGTGAGCTGGTGGGTATGCTGCCTGCGCCGAAGGGGAAACGGTTCACGATGACCGAGCAGCAGACCCTGCTGTCTCATGGCGTGGCAACGGCGTATGTCGAAAGCGGGGTGCTGCGCATTCAGCGTGATGTCACCACGTACAGGAAAAACGCTTACGGGGTTGCGGATAACAGCTACCTCGACAGCGAGACGCTGCATACCAGTGCGTATGTACTGCGCAAACTGAAATCCGTCATTACCAGTAAGTACGGGCGTCACAAGCTTGCCAGCGACGGTACCCGCTTTGGTCCCGGTCAGGCGATTGTCACCCCGGCGGTAATCAAAGGGGAACTGCTGGCAACCTACCGTCAGCTTGAGCGTGCGGGGATCGTGGAAAACTACGAACTGTTTAAGCAGTACCTGGTTGTGGAGCGTGATGCCAGCGATCCGAACCGCCTGAACACGCTGTTCCCGCCTGACTATGTTAACCAGTTGCGTGTTTTTGCCGTGGTTAACCAGTTCCGTCTTCAGTATTCAGAGGAGTCTGCATAATGGCCCGTATCGGGGGAACCTGTTATTTCAAAATTGACGGTCAGCAGCTATCGCTGACCGGCGGCATTGAGGTGCCCATGAACAGGACGGTCAATGATGACATCATCGGCCTGGACGGTTCAGTGGACCGCAAGGAAACTCACCGTGCGCCTTATGTCAAAGGGACCTTCAAGGTGCCGAAGAATTTTCCGGTGAGCAAAATCACCTCGTCTGATGAGATGACAATCACTGCCGAGCTGGCGAACGGTCAGGTCTATGTACTGTCGTCTGCATGGCTGCACGGCGAAGCGAACCATAATGCCGAAGAAGGCACGGTTGATCTTGAGTTCCACGGTGAAGAAGGGGATTACCAGTAATGAAAGAGCTTGAGTTAAAGAAACCGATTACTGCTCATGGCGAGACACTCTCCGTACTGGAGTTTGATGAGCCCACCGGGAAGGATGTCCGCGAGCTTGGGTATCCCTACCAGATGAATCAGGATGAGTCAGTCAGACTTCTGGCGCATGTGGTGTCGAAATACATTGTGCGGCTGGCGAAAGTGCCGCAAAGCTCTGTCGACCAGATGTCTCCGGCAGACCTGAATGCAGCGGCGTGGCTTGTGGCTGGTTTTTTCCTCCAGGCCTGACGGCTGAATACCTCACTGATCGCTTCTTTGACTGCGCCAGCTACTGGCGCATTAATCCTTTCGAATTGCTGAATATGCCGATCAGTGAAATTCCCTTACTGGTCAGTCAGGCAAACAGGATAGAGCAGGAGAAACGCACACATGGCTGAATTTGAGCTTAAGGCGTTGATCACCGGTGTCGACAGGCTTTCTCCCGCGCTGTCGAAAATGCAAAAGAAAATCCGGGGATTTAAACGCCAGGCGGAAGAAGCGTCACAGGGTGGGCTGGCGCTTGGTGGCGGACTGGCAGCGGGTCTGACGCTTTCCCTGAAATCTTATGCCGATCAGGAAAACGCCGCCACCGGGCTGAAAGTCGCCATGATGGATGCGAACGGCGAGGTTGGAAAGAGCTTTCAGGACATCAATAAACTGGCTATTGGCCTGGGTAACCAGCTACCCGGTACAACGGCTGATTTCCAGAACATGATGCAGATGCTGGTGCGTCAGGGGATCCCGGCAGAAAACATTCTGGGTGGTGTGGGTAAAGCGACAGCTTATCTTGCGGTACAACTGAAAAAAACACCGGAAGCGGCTGCTGAGTTTGCTGCAAAGATGCAGGATGCTACCGGAACGGCGTCAGAAGACATGATGGGGCTGTTCGACACTATCCAGAAGGCGTTTTATCTGGGCGTTGACGATACCAACATGTTGTCCTTCTTCACTAAAACCAGTTCTGTTCTGAAGATGGTGAACAAGGACGGTCTTCAGGCTGCACAGAGCCTTGCCCCCATCAGCGTCATGATGGATCAGATGGGGATGAACGGGGAGTCGGCAGGTAATGCCCTGCGAAAAGTTATCCAGTCCGGATTAAGCGTTAAGAAAATCAGGGACGTTAATAAAGTTATGGCCCGCCAGAAACTCGGGGTACAGCTCGATTTTACTGACGGCAAAGGAAGTTTTGGCGGTCTTGATAACATGTTCAGGCAACTGGCAAAGCTGCGAAAACTGACCGACGTTAAGCGAACAGGTGTACTTAAGGCAATATTTGGTGATGATGCTGAAACCCTTCAGGTGGTCAATGCTCTGATCGATAAAGGAAAGGATGGTTACGATCAGATCCAGCAGAAGATGAATAAACAGGCCAGCCTGAATAAACGTGTTCAGGCCCAGCTTGGTACGCTGTCCAACCTGTGGGAGGCAATGACGGGGACCGCAACTAACGGCCTTGCGGCTATTGGCGGCGCATTTTCTGGTGACGCCAAAAATATCACGCAATGGCTGGGAGAGTTAGGGGAAAAATTCACGAAGTTTGCGGATGAAAATCCCCGGGTTATTCGCGGCGTCGTCGGGCTTGCTGCCGGTCTTGCGATTCTGAAACTGGGATTGATGGGCGTTGGCGGTGCCATCAGTATTGTCAGCAGGATCATGTCGATGACGCCGATTGGAATGATTGCGACGGCGATAGCCCTGGCTGCGGGATTAATTATCACTAACTGGGATGTTGTCGGACCTTATTTCAAGAAGCTCTGGGAAACCATTGGTCCTTATTTTGAGGCTGGCTGGGAACTTCTGAAGAAGGTTTTTGCCTGGTCGCCGCTGGGGATGGTAATCAATAACTGGGGACCGGTTGTTAAGTGGTTTCAGGATATGTGGGACAAGCTGAAGCCAATTATTGAGTGGTTTACCGACAGTTCCGGTGACACGGTCGATGTCATTAACTCTGCGCAGTGGGGCGCGGGTGCTTATGATGCTTATGGGACGGGAATACCGGCACGGGGATACACACCTTATCAGGCGGTAGATCCGGCTCAGTCAAACAACGCCTCCGATGCCACAGGCCCGAATCCCTTCATGATTAACAAAGCTTCTGCGCCAAAAGTTGATGGTGAGATCAAGGTCTCTTTTGTGAATTCGCCTCCGGGTATGCGGGTTATGGAAACGCGATCCAGCGGTTTTGATGTCAGCCATGATGTTGGCTATACGCGCTTTGGCAGGTAATGAAAAATTAATCTGTTAATGAGTCCCACTCCGGTGGGATTTTTTATGTACGGAGTTTATATGACGTGGAAAGACAGACTTCAGGACGCGTCATTTCGCGGTGTGCCGTTTAAGGTTGAAGAAGAAAGTGCGGGAACCGGTCGTCGTGTGGAAACGCACGAATACCCGAACCGCGACAAACCCTATACCGAAGACCTGGGGAAAATCACTTTCCGCCCGTCCATCACAGCTTATGTGGTGGGAGATGACTGCTTTGACCAGCGCGATCGCCTGATTGACGCGCTGAATAAACCCGGTCCCGGCACGCTTGTCCATCCGACTTACGGTGAGCTGAAAGTCTGTGTTGACGGGGAAGTTCGGGTCAGCACATCGAAGAGTGAAGGGCGTATTGTCCGCTTTGACCTGAAGTTTGTCGAAGCGGGAGAACTCTCTTACCCCACTTCAGGTGCGGCGACGGCGCAGACGCTGATGTCATCCTGTTCTGCACTGGATGACTGCATCAGTGACAGCTTCAGTGGTTTCAGTATCGATGGCGTGGCAGATTTTGTGCAGAACGACGTCGTCGGTAATGCCAGCACAATGCTTGGGTATGTTTCTGATGCGATGAAAGTGGTGGATTCTGCCGTATCGGATGCCGCCAGGCTGTTGCAGGGGGATATCTCGGTACTTCTGCCGCCGCCATCGTCAGGCAAAAATTTCGTTGAGCAGGTGCAGAAAATGTGGCGTACCGGGAAACGCCTTTATGGTAACGCCAGCGACCTGGTCACCATGATCAAAACGCTTTCCGGTGTCAGCCTCGGCAGCAATCTGCAACCGCGCGGCGTCTGGAAAACGGACAGTAAAACCACCGCCACGGCGACGCAGCAGCGTAACGTGGTTGCCAGCACCCTTCGTACGACCGCAATCAGCGAAGCGGCGTATGCCGTCACCCGATTGCCTGCGCCAACAACTTCCGCGGTGATGCAGAATGCCGCAGTGGGGCAGGCAACAACACCCGCGCAGAGCACTGGCTGGCCTTCCGTCACGCATCCGGCACTGAACAATGCACCGGCGGTGAAAAGCACGGTTGACCTGCCGACGTGGGAAGAACTGACTGACATTCGCGACACACTGAATACGGCAATTGATAAGGAGTTGTCCCGAACAACCAGTGATGCGCTGTTTCTGGCGCTGCGCCGGGTGAAAGCAGATCTGAATGCGGATATCAACACGCGCCTTGAACAGTCTGCACGGATCATTCAGCGCACGCCGGATGAGGTTTTACCCGCGCTGGTGCTGGCGGCGACCTGGTTTGATAACGCGGCGTGTGACGCGGACATTATCCGGCGTAATGCCATTACGCATCCCGGCTTTGTGCCGGTGATCCCTCTGAAGGTGCCAGTGTAATGAACGATAACGTCACGCTACGGGTAAATGGCCGGGAGTGGAATGGCTGGACATCGGTGCGCATCGGTGCCGGTGTTGAACGACTGGCGCGGGATTTCAGTGTGGAGATCACCCGCCAGTGGCCGGGAGATGAGGGTATTACCACGCTTCAGTCGCGCATTAAAAACGGTTCAAAAGTGGAGGTGCTGATTGGTGATGAGCTGGTGATCACCGGCTGGGTGGAGGCGACGCCCGTTCGTTACGATGCCCGTTCGGTCAGCACCGGTATTGCCGGACGTAGTCTGACCGCTGACCTGATTGACTGTGCAGCCGAACCGACACAGTTTAACGGACGATCGCTGGTACAGATTGCGCAGGCGCTTGCTGCGCCTTTCGGCATTGAGGTGGTGAACAGCGGTGCGCCGTCGGGTGTTATTCCTGATGTCCAGCCTGATCACGGTGAAACGGTGATTGAGGTGATCAACAAAATACTCGGTCAGCAGCAGGCGCTGGCTTACGACGACCCGCACGGCAGGCTGGTGATTGGTAGTATTGGCTCAACGCGGGCACATACCGCGCTGGTACTTGGGGAAAACATCCTTTCCTGCGATACGGAGAAGAGTATCCGGGAGCGGTTTTCTGTTTACCAGGTGGCGGGGCAGCGTGCCGGAAACGACGATGATTTCGGTGAGGCCACCACCACCGCGCTGCGGGCCCGCACAGAGGACGCATTTATTGCCCGTTACCGTCCGATGTATATCAGGCAGACAGGGCAGGCTACGGGGGCAGGCTGTATTGCGCGTGCTGACTTTGAAGCCCGGCAACGGGCGGCGCGGACGGATGAAACCACCTATGTGGTGCAGGGCTGGCGACAGGGTAACGGTACGCTGTGGCAACCCAACCAGCGGGTGATTGTCTTTGATCCGGTCTGTGGTTTTGACAATACCGAACTGCTTGTTTCGGAAGTCACGTTTACTCAGGACCAGAACGGCACCCTGACGGAAATCCGTGTCGGCCCGCCTGATGCTTATCTGCCTGAACCTGAAGACCCCGGCGCGCGGAAAAAGAAAAAAGCCAGAGTACAGGAGGACCCGTTCTGATGAGGACGATTGAAGCCATGCAGCGACAACTTCTCGGCCTGATTGGGCGGGCAGTGGTGAAAAGCATCAGTGCCGCCACGAAATGTCAGACCGTGGATGTGTCCCTGATTGCCGGTGAACCCAAAGCCGGGGTTGAACATCTTGAACCCTACGGTTTTACCGCAAGGGCAAACAGCGGTGCGGAAGCGGTGGTGTTGTTTCCGGATGGCGACCGTTCTCATGCGGTGGTTGTTACGGTGTCGGACCGGCGCTACCGCATGAAAGGGCTGCAGACGGGGGAGGTGGCTGTCTATGACGATCAGGGGCAGTCTGTGACGCTGACCCGGGAGGGGATCGTGGTGGACGGTGCAGGTAAAACGATCACGTTTCGCAATGCGCCCAGAGCACGTTTTGAAATGGACCTGGAAGTGACCGGACAGGTGAAAGACCTGTGCGACTCCGGCGGCACCACCATGTCAGCGATGCGGCTTGCCTATAACGGCCATCGTCACAGAGAGAACGGTCAGGGCAGTAACACCGACAAACCGGATAAAGCGATGGAGGCATGATGGAACTGTGGCTGACGGTGAACGGTAAACGCACCTGCGCCAGCGCACCGCTGGATCCGCTGACCCGCGCCGTGGTGATTTCCCTGTTCACCTGGCGGCGGGCGGAGCCTGATGACAATGCCGACGTCCCGATGGGATGGTGGGGGGATACCTGGCCTGCGGTACAGAATGACCGTTACGGCTCCCGGCTGTGGCTGCTTCAGCGCGGCAAACTGACCAATCAGCTGGTGCAGACGGTAAGGGGGTATATCCGCGAATGCCTGCAATGGATGATTGATGACGGTGTGGTGTCCCGTATTGATCTGGATATCCGCCGCACCGGGATTAATGAACTGGGTAACAGTATCACTCTCTGGCGTCGTGACGGACCGGTAATGATTTCTTTTGATGATCTGTGGAGTGCGATAACGCATGGCGGACAGTGAATTTCAGCGCCCGACGCTGGCAGAAAATATCAGTATGCTCCGTAACGATTTATTCGCCAGGCTGGACGTCAGCGACACGCTCCGGCGCATGGATGAAGACGTGCGGGCAAAGGTGTATGCGGCGGCGCTGCATACGGTTTACGGTTACATCGATTATCTGGCAATGAACATGCTGCCTGACCTGTGCGATGAGTCCTGGCTGGCGCGACATGCTGCGATGAAACGGTGTCCGCGCAAGGGGGCCACGGCTGCCAGCGGGTATATGCGCTGGGAAGGTGTCAGCGATGGCCTGAAGGTGACCGCCGGGAGTGTTATTCAGCGCGATGACCTGGTTCAGTACACGGCAACTGCCGATGCAACCAGCTCCGGTGGTGTCCTGCGCGTGCCGATCGCCTGCTCAAGTGCAGGCGCGGTCGGTAACGCTGACGACGGTACGTCATTAATCCTGGTCACGCCGGTGAATGGTCTGCCGTCTTCCGGCGTGGCAGACACTCTGACAGGTGGATTTGATACTGAAGAGCTGGAAACGTGGCGCGCCCGCGTCATTGAGCGGTATTACTGGACGCCTCAGGGCGGGGCTGACGGGGACTATGTTGTCTGGGCTAAAGAAGTGCCAGGCATTACCCGTGCATGGACATACCGCCACTGGATGGGAACGGGGACTGTCGGTGTGATGATTGCCAGCAGTGACCTGATTAATCCCATTCCGGAAGAATCAACGGAAACGGCGGCAAGACAACACATTGAGCCACTGGCCCCGGTGGCAGGCTCTGATTTGTATGTATTCAGGCCGGTGGCGCATAAAGTGGATTTTCATATCCGCGTGACGCCGGACACACCGGAAATACGGACTGCCATCACCGCGGAGTTGCGTTCGTTCCTGCTGCGTGATGGTTATCCGCAGGGAGAACTGAAGGTGTCGCGTATCAGTGAGGCGATTTCCGGTGCGAACGGGGAATACAGCCATCAGTTGCTTGCACCGGCGGACAATATCTCCATTGCAAAAAATGAACTGGCGGTACTGGGGACGATTTCATGGACGTGACAAACGATGATTACATCCATCTGTTGTCGGCACTGTTGCCCCCCGGTCCGGCGTGGTCAGCCAGCGATCCGGCGATTGCCGGTGCGGCACCGTCATTAACTCGCGTTCATCAGCGTGCGGATGCCCTGATGCGGGAGCTGGATCCGCGCACCACCACCGAACTGATAAATCGCTGGGAGCGTCTGTGCGGCCTGCCGGATGAATGTATTCCCGCAGGGACACAGACCCTTCGCCAGCGTCAGCAACGACTGGATGCGAAGGTTAACCTGGCGGGCGGCATCAATGAGGATTTTTACCTTGCACAGCTTGCTGCCCTGGGCAGACCAGACGCCACCATCACGCGATACGACAAAAGCACGTTCACCTGCTCATCGGTCTGTACTGACGCGGTGAATGCGCCGGAATGGCGGTATTACTGGCAGGTCAACATGCCAGCCGCCACCAACACCACCTGGATGACATGTGGCGACCCCTGCGATTCCGCACTGCGTATCTGGGGGGACACCGTTGTCGAATGTGTGCTTAACAAACTCTGCCCGTCGCATACCTACGTAATTTTTAAATATCCGGAGTAATCCATGCATCGTATAGACACGAAAACCGCGCAGAAGGATAAGTTCGGCGCGGGTAAGAACGGTTTTACCCGTGGTAACCCCCAGACCGGCACGCCTGCCACCGATCTGGATGATGACTACTTTGACATGTTGCAGGAAGAGCTTTGTGGCGTGGTGGAGGCATCCGGTGCCAGCCTGGAGAAGGGGAGGCACGACCAGCTGCTTACCGCGCTTCGTGCGCTGCTGTTAAGCCGCAAGAATCCGTTTGGCGATATCAAATCGGATGGCACCGTGAAAACAGCTCTCGAAAACCTTGGTTTGGGAGAAGGCTCTGCATTACCGGTTGGTGTGCCTGTTCCGTGGCCTTCAGCCACTCCGCCAACGGGGTGGCTAAAATGTAACGGAGCAGTATTTTCTTCTGAAAAGTACCCAAATCTGGCAAAGGCTTACCCAACATTAAAATTACCAGATTTACGCGGTGAATTTATTCGTGGCTGGGATGATGGGCGCGGGATTGACTCTGGTCGTAACTTATTATCTGCACAGAATGATGCAATTCAGAATATTGTTGGTTCTTTTGGGCGTACCCAGCTTTTTAGAGACGTACTTAGTTCAGGGCCATTTAGTCAACATGGGCAAGTATTATCTACAGGTCTAAAGGAAGCCGAAATTATTGAGGGTTATGGCGCTTATAACTGGACATTCGACGCATCTCGCTCAGTTCGCACAGCATCTGAAACCCGCTCCCGTAACATCGCCTTTAATTATATTGTGAGGGCTGCATGATAAGTAAAGCTGTATTAAATAATGAACTCATCGCCACAAAGGCCGGAGACATTACCGTTTATAATTATGATGGTGAAACACGGGAATATATTTCCACATCAACTGAATATCTTGCTGTGGGTGTCGGTATCCCGGCATGTTCCTGTTTAGATGCTCCTGGCTCATATAAAGCTGGTTATGCAATTTGCCGTTCTGCAGATTTTAACTCATGGGAATATGTGCCAGACCATCGCGGTGAAATCGTCTATAGCACCGAAACAGGAGAATCAAAAGAAATCACAGTTCCGGGTGATTACCCTGAAAATACAACCACTATCGCCCCGTTAACGTCATACGATAAATGGGATGGTGAGAAATGGGTGACCGATACTGAGGCACAGCATAACGCCGCAGTAGACGCGGCAGAAGTACGGCGCCAGTCACTGATTGATGCTGCTATGGCTTCCATTAGTCTGATTCAGCTGAAATTGCAGGCCGGGCGGAAGCTGACGCAGGCAGAAACAACCCGGCTTAACGCTGTGCTGGATTACATTGACGCGGTGACTGCAACAGATACCAGCACCGCGCCGGATGTCATCTGGCCTGAACTACCGGAGGCGTAGGCCATTCAATATCTGGAGCACTGGAGGTATCAACCAGTTCCAGTGCGTCCAGATAATCCAGCCATAAATTATATTGTTCCAGCTCGTAACCTTTCAGACGACCAATAGCAGCTTTGCCAGGCCACTGATTGGTATTGATGTAGGTATTGACTTCTGAAACCAAAGATATCTTTTTCATTTCAGCCGCCAGCATCTCATCCTCTTTTGAAGGCGGCGGGGAATTAATCCATATTGGCCGTCCTGAACTGTCAGCGCCAATTTCTTTCCCTTCTGGATGCAGCCCAAGAAATTGCTCATATGTTTCTCTGGTAATTTCAATAACATCATCAGGAAGCGTTCCCGCATCCTCATATTCTGGAAACAATTCTTGCAGATAAAAACTTTTACTTCCGGGTGAAAAGAATACTGAGTTCATTCTTACCGTCCAATGATTAACGCTGAGACGCTGGTATCTGAAGGAAAGGCTGCATTCAGTGGTTTGTCGACTTTGAACACAATCGTATTATTCCCCCTGACAGCGGCAAAAGAACAAACCGCCGTCGCGTATGAACCTGTAATATTACTGGATACACCACCATAAGCTGTTGTTGATACCAGAGGGATAACGCCCAGCACCTTATTAGGAAATACAAAGGGCAATGTGGCTGTGGCAATATAAGACTTATTAGAACCTGTAATGGCATAAGCATTATCAGTCATTCCATTCATCGCCACTGGACCGCTTATACTTACAGTAACCATCTGAATGATTAGCCCGTCAGGTTGACGAATCACAAAATTTCCATTGCCACCAGTAACCGTCCAGAAAGACATATCAGGGATTTGGTTTTCCCCGTTGCCCACATTCCGTTTTGCCGCTTCTCCCAAACCAACGTTTATGAAAATGCAGAAATAACGAGCAAATGGCATCATTCCTGCTTTTGTCAGGGAGATCCACCATGCTTATTGGCTATGTACGCGTATCAACAAATGACCAGAACACCGATCTACAACGTAATGCGTTGAACTGTGTAGGATGTGAACTGATTTTTGAAGACAAGATAAGCGGTACGAAGTCCGAAAGGCCCGGACTGAAAAAACTGCTCAGGACATTATCGGCAGGTGACACTCTGGTTGTCTGGAAGCTGGACAGGTTAGGGCGCAGTATGCGGCATCTTGTTACGCTGATAGAAGAGTTGCGCCAGCGTGGCGTGAATTTCCGAAGCCTGACTGACAGTATTGATACCAGTACCCCAATGGGCCGTTTCTTTTTTCATGTCATGGGTGCCCTGGCTGAAATGGAACGAGAACTGATTGTTGAACGAACAAAAGCTGGACTGGAAGTTGCTCGCGCACAGGGACGAATTGGTGGACGTCGTCCCAAACTTACACCAGAACAATGGGCGCAGGCCGGGCGATTAATTGCATCAGGCGTTCCTCGCCAGAAGGTGGCGATCATCTATGATGTTGGTATATCGACACTGTATAAGAAGTTTCCGGTCGGAGATAAATGAAACCGTAGCACGTCGTATGCAAGAAGATCGTGCTGCGGTTTATGCTTATCACTTAAAGACTCAAAAATTAGGTGAGTAACGGACCGGGGACATAGCTCCTTTTTTTCTTAATTCATCTGGTATTTTTTTTCCAAGATAAAGATTTGCTATTTCAGGTGGGGCTTCTCGACCTTCAAAACCATAGCGAGAACTTTGTGTTGCCTCAAAGTCCGGATCCTCGTCCCAGTATTTCATCGTAGGGAAATTTTCACGTGTTGATTTGAGCCATTTATCAGCAATGAAAACCCCTCGAACGATTCCCCTTACAGTAGCAAGAATGACTTCTGCTTGGCTGGCGCGAGAGACATTAATGCGCCAGCTAAATCGAACCGCATCATAAAGCTCTGAATCCTTTGCACTTCTGTTAACGGAAATCATTAATGCTTTATGATGAAATGTTATGGTTTCGGGTTGATATGTTGCTATCAACTCTTTGACATGCGCGGCGCCGAATTCATTGCTGCCAGCACCATTCATGATATTCGTTAACCCAGGGTAGGCATCAATAAGTGCTGCTTCAACTTCGTACGCCGTCTTTTCATCAGTCATTCCATGTCGATGGATGACATGGATAACTTCAAGTCCCGCTAATCTTATTTCTCTGATTTGCTTTAGCTTGTTGCTCAGTAACTCGTCATCATCAGCCGCTGCCACTTCACCGCGCATATGGGCAAATACGCGGTTACCTTTGCCTTTCCCTACATAGAAGGTGCTTCCGTCCCTAGGATCAATCAATCGGTATACATACCAGCCAAGGTGTTCAATTACTCCAGAAGGAAACTCAGTAATATCCATTTTGCAATATCTGTGAATTATTTGTGAGACGTATATTAATGAACATTGCAAGGGCTCACAACTAGTAGTGTTGAGAAAGCCATCGGGAAAATGAGGCTAACCCTTTGAATTTACATAGCGCAAAAAGATACATTTCCTCATAATGTGAGCTAATTTTATGTTTCGTTTGATGATCGGGTCGGTCTCGAAACCCGTAGCCACGTCGTATGCAAGAACGTGCTACGACTGGCTGGTGAACTTCCGATAGTGCGAGTATTGAATGATTTCCAACTGTTATCGATTTTGCGTATTTTTTGCATGAGAGGATTTTTACCTCCTCCCACCGATCCTCCATGGCTTTACGCCAGTGTCTCTGGTCTGCTATGTGCCAAGAGCAGACGCTGGTAATTCGTGCCTAATATACTTCACTTAACTTATATCCCAGCTTTGATACAGATCATACAAATTAAATGCCCCAGTAATTGGCAGGCTGAGTAACTTAAAACTCCTTAGAATATAGGATGATTTGTATCGGCACTCATTCCACCATGCATTCCGATTAATCCCGCATAGCCAGTTGAACTTTGCTACTCTGTGAGAGGTAGTACCTTCTATCCAGTGCGGATTTAATTAATGGAATAAATGATTATGAGTGAAAATGATACAACCCCAAAGAAGTCTACAAGCCAGGTTAACAAAGCGGTATTCTTTACATCTGCTTTGCTAATTTTCCTTCTTGTCGCCTTTGCCGCCGTATTCCCGGATGTCGCCGACAAAAATTTTAAACTACTTCAGCAACAAATCTTCACGAATGCCAGCTGGTTCTACATACTTGCTGTGGCCCTGATTTTACTGAGCGTCACGTTCCTTGGACTCTCACGTTACGGTGATATAAAGCTGGGCCCAGACCATGCGCAGCCTGATTTCAGCTACCACTCCTGGTTCGCGATGCTTTTTTCGGCAGGGATGGGGATCGGCCTGATGTTCTTTGGCGTTGCCGAACCTGTGATGCATTATCTTTCGCCACCTGTCGGCACTCCAGAGACCGTTGCGGCAGCGAAGGAAGCCATGCGCCTGACGTTCTTCCACTGGGGTCTGCACGCATGGGCAATTTATGCCATCGTGGCGCTGATTCTGGCCTTTTTCAGTTACCGTCACGGTCTGCCTTTAACGCTGCGTTCTGCGCTCTATCCCATTATCGGCGATCGCATTTACGGGCCTATAGGCCACGCGGTTGATATCTTCGCCGTGATAGGCACTGTCTTTGGCGTTGCAACATCGCTGGGTTACGGTGTATTGCAGGTGAATGCCGGTTTGAACCATCTTTTCGGCGTGCCCATCAATGAAACGGTACAGGTCATTTTGATCGTGGTCATCACGGGGTTAGCGACGATTTCGGTGGTGTCCGGCCTGGACAAGGGAATACGCATCCTGTCTGAGCTTAATCTGGGCCTGGCGGTGTTGCTCCTGGCGCTGGTCTTGTGCCTGGGTCCCACTGTGCTTCTGCTGAAGTCATTTGTGGAAAATACGGGTGGTTATCTGTCGGAACTGGTGAGTAAAACGTTCAACCTTTACGCGTATGAACCCAAGTCGAGCAACTGGCTGGGGGGCTGGACATTATTATACTGGGGATGGTGGCTTTCATGGTCGCCGTTTGTAGGTATGTTCATTGCACGCGTTTCCCGCGGCAGGACAATTCGTGAGTTCGTGACTGGCGTGTTGTTTGTTCCCGCCGGCTTTACGCTCATGTGGATGACGGTGTTTGGAAACAGCGCCATCTATCTCATCATGAACCAGGGCGCCACTGACCTCGCCAATACCGTTCAGCAGGATGTTGCGCTTGCCCTGTTTAATTTCCTGGAGCATTTCCCGTTCTCTTCCGTGCTGTCATTCATTGCAATGGCGATGGTCATCGTCTTCTTTGTAACGTCTGCTGATTCGGGGGCAATGGTTGTGGATACTCTGGCATCAGGTGGGGTGGCAAACACGCCCGTCTGGCAGCGAATTTTCTGGGCATTGCTCATGGGCGTTGTTGCTATTGCCCTGCTGATCGCAGGGGGGCTGAGTGCGTTGCAAACCGTAACGATAGCGAGTGCATTGCCCTTCTCAGTTATCTTATTAATATCCATATACGGACTGTTAAAAGCCCTGCGTCGGGATTTGACCAAGCGTGAAAGCCTTAGCATGGCGACTATTGCTCCTACGGCTGCACGTAACCCAATTCCCTGGCAGAGAAGGTTACGCAATATCGCGTATTTGCCGAAGCGCTCTCTTGTGAAACGTTTTATGGACGACATTATCCAACCCGCCATGACGCTGGTTCAGGAGGAACTTAACAAGCAGGGAACGATAAGCCACATCAGTGACGCCGCCGAGGATCGTATTCGCCTTGAAGTCGATTTGGGCAACGAGCTGAATTATATATATGAAGTGAGGCTTCGCGGGTATAACTCACCGACCTTCGCGCTCGCTGCGCTGGATAATGATGAGCAGCAGAGTGAACAACATCGATATTATCGCGCTGAAGTCTATCTCAAAGAGGGCGGCCAAAATTATGATGTAATGGGCTGGAATCAGGAACAGCTGATTAATGACATACTGGACCAGTACGAAAAACACCTGCACTTCCTGCATCTGGTTCGTTAACAGCAACATGCCGCCACAGAGGCGGCATTTATTTATCCCGGCTGCAATATGAGGGAATGCAGAATGATTTCACGCTGGAAATGGATGCTGAAGCAGACATTTAAAAAACTATGGTTCAGGGCAACGTTATTCGCAATTGTCGCAATAATAACGGCCCTTTTATCAATTCTTTTTAAATCAATGATACCTGAGTCGGTTTCCGTGAAGGTTGGTGCGGAAGCAGTCGATAACATTCTGAACATACTGGCATCGAGTATGCTGGCAGTGACCACATTTTCGCTGAGCATCATGGTCACAGCCTACGGTTCAGCCACTACTAATGTGACTCCCAGAGCTACTCGTTTAGTTGTTGAAGACGTCACCACACAAAATGTACTGGCCACCTTCATCGGTTCTTTTCTCTTCAGTCTGGTAGGGATTATTGCCCTCAATATGGGAGCTTATGGAGAAAGGGGGAGAGTCATTTTATTCATTGTAACACTGGTTGTCATTGCCTTAATCCTCATCACATTGCTTCGCTGGATACAGCATTTGACCTCTCTGGGGAGGGTTGGTGAGACAACGGCAAAAGTAGAACAGGCGGCCATCGAAACATTTATTGCGAGAGCAAGAAATCCCTGTCTCGGCGGATATCCATGGCTTGAGAACAATGAACAGCCGAAAGGAACGGTTGCAGTTTATCCGAAAAAGATTGGCTATGTTGAATATGTTGATATGGTGAAACTCAGTAAGCTGCTGACCAATGATCCCCGTCATGTATACCTCGTGGCGCAGCCGGGCAGTTTCATACATCCGTCCACGCCAGTTTTGTACCTGAGTCAGGGCCAGGAGTCATCAATCAGCACCGATTTACTTGAGACGATTATTGTCTCGGATGTACGTTCATTTGCTCAGGACCCCCGATTTTGTCTTAGCGTCATGGCCGAAATAGCCTGCCGAGCCCTTTCCCCCGCAGTGAACGATCCTGGAACCGCCATTGATGTCATTGGCAGAGGTGTACGTATACTTTCCGCTTACGCGCAGAATAAATCTGATGAAATAGAAGTGAAATATCCTTCTGTACATGTTGCACCACTTCAGAATAACGATCTACTTGAAGACTTTTTCTCACCTGTTGCGCGCGATGGTGCCAGTATGAGGGAAATTCAGATAAGGGTCCTTAAAGGACTGTCGATGCTGAGTAAGGGTTGGCCTGGAATTTTTGCTGAAGCCGCACAAACCCTAGCATTTGAAACATTAGAGCATGCTACTCGTGCTGACCATATAGATTCTGACAGATATCTAATAAAATCAATTTATTATAATTTATTTAGTGGCGAAGATTCTAATAAAAAACCATAGTTGCGGAGCAAGCGATACGGTTGTTGGCAAGTCAAGGGCAAAGCATTCGCGTGAGAGTGGGCGTCTGCTTTGTGCCAAAAGCGGGCATTGGGCGTTGTGGTAAATGCCTGATAATTTCTTCTTTTACTAGCACAAGCCGCTGGATAATTCCCATGTGTCCAGCTTAAGTAAATCAAGAACAACTCGCGTACTGGCTGTATAAAGTTTGCCGGACGCAAATTTATTGATTTCAGAAAAACCTGTTGAAATAGAGGTATATCAGCGTTAGTTTGATGTGAGTAAAGATCAGGAAAGAAGGCAGAAAAATGTTCCACTTGCGGGCAAAAAAGCCTTCTATTAAATTGTTAAGGCTTTATGAAGATCGTACATTACGAATCGAATTCACCATGGGTAGGGAACATGAAATGTCCAAACCCTAAGTGCGGGAGAAATGACTCCTGCTTGATTCGGGATAGGTTGTACTCGCATGAAGTATGTATTGGATCTAAACCCAAATACTGGTGGCGTTTGCTCACAAATACCTTAACAAGTTTAGGTATGGGACGCTCCTAACGTCGCGCCCCTGCTAAAAGCGTTAGCTGTTCTCTAGCCTTCAACCAGATAAGGAAATAATCGTATGAGTTCAGAATTGATTGCAAAACCTGGAACAGGGGTACTTTCCACAGATACAACAAAATTTGAAGGATATTTATCCTATCTTGGTTTGCCGACCGAAAATATAATTGCCTCTCTCCCTGAGCGCCAAATTATTGAAAAAAACCTCCCCACATTCATAGATTCTTTACCTGCTGAGGTAAAAAGAGATGCTCGATATTTATCAAAGTTCGTTGCTGGTGCGGCTATAGGACTATTTGATGCATCGTTAAATTATGTTTGGAATGAAGTTGTACTGAATTTAAGGGAAAAAGTAGTAGTTTATGGCCTCGATATGTTCTTTGATGCTGCAGTTGGAGGAGGACGTAGAGAGCTTTATTCTACCGAAGAAGATCTTTCTGGTTTAAAAGACAACACCCTTATTAATACTTGCCGAAAACTTGAATTAATATCTGACGTTGTTTACACCAAGCTCAATCATATATTGACTATGAGGAATGACATTGGTGCTTCGCACCCAAATTCATACTCCATAAATGCTTTTGAACTTCTTGGCTGGCTCCAAACATGCGTTCAAGATATTTTGAACGACAAACCGTCCGCGTCTGCCATACAAATAAAATCATTCCTTGAGAATCTAAAAAGATCCACTGATGTTCTTGATGAAGCCACAATTCATAGCATGGAAAGACCTTTGAATGATCTGTCGCTTCAGAATACTGACAATCTACTCAATAGTATTTTCGGCATATATACAGCTGATTCAACAGGAAATGTTGTCAGAAAAAATATCGCTCTTTTTGCTCCGCATATCTGGAATAAAAGCAGTGATAACGTAAAATACAAGCTCGGCGTGACGCTAGACGGATACAAGAACAATCTTCACAACGAGAAACATGCTTTAGGTATTGAGTTTTTTACGTTTTGTGATGGTAATCGTTATCAATCATTAGACTCTAGAATTATATCACTGGACGGCCATGCCGACGATCTCTTAGAGGCTAGGTATGCTTGGGATAACTTTTATAATGAACCCCCTCATATGCGGAAGATTCTTTCGTATTTAAAGACTGAAAATGACATACCTTTAGAGAGGGTTCATAAGCTTATAAAAACAGTTTTGATTTGTCGTGTTGGTAAAGGAATACCATATAATACTGGTGTTTCTCCGGCGGGACGACCTTTGTATGATCAGTTTTTTGGCATGCTTGGCGATCAAAACATTATCAATACAGTTATAGCAATGCACTCTAATGAAGTGCGAGTGAATTTAGACAACAAATACTGCCAGCAACATATGGTAAGCGTTTTGACTTTGTTAAGAGCCAATGCTCGTAGCGAAAGAATTCAAGAAATTATAGATTTTTTGATCGCCAACCAAACGATCCTCCATAAAGTACACAACGATAAGAGATATAGAGATCTAACTAAAAATCACATCAGTTTTGGCTAACAAAGCGCTGCACACGGACTAAATTAAGCTTCGCTCACTGGGACGGGCTACAGCCCGTCCCTTAACCAAACGTTAATGTCTGCAATTCGCTCATAACAGACATAAACTTCAGTTATGGCATAAAGGTATGCATGCTGGGTGGGGAAAGTATGAAGGAAAAGAAGACTGCTGCGCCGTTTGTCGTCACGTTTATCTTCATTGGCTATGCAAGTCGTAATACAAGGTGGGACAAAACTGAGACACATAAGGCCTCGCAATGGCTTGCAAGGCTTTACATGTTTTGATGTGGTGGGACGTGTGAGCGCAGTGTTGATGGGGTAATGCTTTGAATTAGAAGTGGATTCTTATAATTCGTAATGCGAAGGTCGTAGGTTCGACTCCTATTATCGGCACCATTCAAACATCTCCCCAAGTCTACTAAAGTCTTTCAAAACCCCTTATAATCCGCGTATTAAAGCCCCGTTCGTCTTTTGACGCCTACTAAAGTCCCTCAAAATCTACGGTCAGATGGGGGTACTTATGGGGGTATTTGCTGTTCGGTTTAGTGGAGGTACCCCCAAGTGAAACTCAATGCCCGTCAAATAGACACAGCCAAGCCAAAAGAGAAGGCTTACAAGCTGGCCGATGGTGGCGGTTTGTATCTCTTGGTAAAACCTAATGGAGGTAAATACTGGCGACTTAAATATCGTGTAGCTGGTAAAGAGAAGCTATTGGCACTAGGTGTGTATCCTGAGGTTACTCTAGCCGATGCTCGGGCAAAACGTGAAGATGCGAAAAGAGGTATCGCTGGTGGTATCGATCCGATGGAAGCGAAACGAGAGGAAAAGATTGCCCGGGAAACGCAGTTAAACAACACCTTCAAAGATATTGCCCTTGAGTGGCACAGCAGCAAATTAAAAAAATGGTCTGCTGGTTATGCTTCAGACATCCTCGAAGCCTTCAACAAAGATGTGTTCCCTTACATTGGCAAAAAACCAATCGCCGAAATCAAACCACTTGAACTTCTGAATGTGCTGCGGCGCATCGAGGGGCGCGGTGCTACAGAAAAAGCCAAAAAAGTGAGGCAGCGGTGCGGGGAAGTTTTCCGCTATGCAATAGTCACTGGTCGCGCAGAGTATAACCCTGCACCAGACCTTACTAGCGCGATGCAAGGCCATGAATCTAATCATTACCCTTTCCTTACAGCTAAAGAATTACCTGATTTTTTCAAGGCATTGTCCAGTTACTCAGGAAGCGCATTGGTTGTTATGGCGGCTCGTCTACTGATTATCATCGGCTTGCGGACTGGCGAACTACGTGGCGCATTATGGGATGAAATTGATTTCAACAAGGCTATCTGGGAGATACCCGCTTCACGTATGAAAATGCGGCGGCCTCATATTGTGCCATTGTCTGATCAGGCTCTTTCGCTTATTGGGAAGATTAGAGAAATAACAGGCAATTACCCTCTTATGTTTCCCGGGCGCAATGATCCAAGGAAAACAATGAGTGAGGCCAGCATAAACCAAGTGTTTAAGCGCATTGGCTACGCTGGACGTGTAACTGGTCATGGGTTCCGGCACACTATGAGCACGATTTTGCATGAGCAGGGCTATAACACCGCGTGGATAGAAACGCAGCTCGCTCACGTTGATAAGAACTCAATTCGTGGCACATACAACCATGCGCAATATCTGGATGGAAGGCGGGAGATGCTTCAATGGTATGCCGACTATATGGATGCGCTGGAGAAGGAGGAGAACGTTGTTCATGGTTCGTTTGGGAAACGAGCTTAACTGTATGAATAGACCGTGTTAAGCAATGGTAGTAGACTTATGTAGACGAACAAAGAATAGGCTATGTCTAGGCTGATCCCCGAAAACCCGTACACCCCTACGGGCTGGCATAGCCGTCAGAATTAGGGGCGCGGGGTGGCGTATGGTGAGAGCCAAAAAACAAGATTTAGCATGGTTTGATATTAGTAATTATGAATTTTTAAATGATTTAACCTTGCCGGACTTGATTCAAGAATTAGAGTGGCGCGATTTTTTATTGCGTCATGCAAAAGATGACACTGCTATATTCAAAGAAGAGTACGATATAAAATATGAAAGGATTTTTTCGGGCGATCCTAACCTAACCATTCTCAATGAAGAAGAGGAAGAGGTCGAAGAATTTATTCGCAAAGTAAATGATGAAGCCCCATCATTAAGAAATGAGTACGATGATCTACCCTCATTATCTTCAGCTATGGGGGTTAGTCCAGTAACATTTTCAGAGCTGGCCATGTACTCTTTCTCATCGATAGATCAAGGCTTTTTTAAAAGAGACGAAGAGGATTGCTACCTCAAGGCAAACGCTATGCTTGCGAGTGTTACTGGAAACCTAAGTAATTGTTCCCCTAACATCATACTCGTTTCTATAGATTTAGATGACGCCACTGATGACGAAATTATTACCAGCCTGACTCACCTTCTACCTCTATGGCGAAAAGAGTTAAAAGTACCAGAGAGAGAGCATGTCGCTCAGAAAAGGATTGGATTAAAGACCCTTCAGAAGTTGATATCTAATAGAGTGATACCTATTGTTGATCTGCTGATTTGGGGTGAGAAGTCAGGTAAGGAAGTGAGCAATCCGATGATTTCTGCCTTGGTTTTTAGTGATGATCCGAAAGATACGCAGGCTATTAAGGAATCAATAAAGCCTTTTGCACTTGAATCTATAAGCGAGAGATACACCCGCTTGCTTCAGCTTTATGTAAACAAAGACAGAGAAATGAGCTTGATAAAAATATCTGATTTAATGAGTAGAGATTTATAGCAAGCAAAATCCTACGTAAACGTTTTAAGTAAATTTCGCGATTTCCGCTTTGAATACGCTACTGTGTATTTCAAAGCGGATAATCTTCTCAAAAAAATATTTTATTTTTATCCGCTATCACCCATTCACCGGTTTGTTTAATCTCCTTTCTGTCTACTGATGTCCATTAAAGAAGATGACAGAATATAGGAGTAAACATGTCTCAATCATTTATTCGTCTTTCTGAGGTTCAACGCCGTACTGGTTACAGCAAAGTGTGGATTTATCGGCTCATCAAAGAACAGCGATTCCCTCAATCTGTAAAGATTGGAAGCCGATCAATTGCGTTTATTGAAAGTGAAATTGAAGAATGGATTAATCAGCGCATCGCTGAGTCGCGTGGCGAGGTAGCGTAATGAATAAGAAAAACCGCCCATTACAGGCGGCTAATTCAGATATTCGCGTATCTGATGTTACGCCCCTTACAAAATCCCTTCAAGCACCAAAGCGCACACCGAAAAAGCATCGTGCCAGAGTCTATATGCTGCGTACTGGTATAGAGGGATGGACAGAAAATGACATTCTTCGCTACTGCCGTCTGTCTTCTGGTCGTAACTATGCAACAGAGTTAGAACGCCAGCTTGGAATCACTCTGGAACGTATCGACGAAAAGAATCCTGATGGTATCGGAACACACCTTCGCTACCGTTTCTCCTGCCGTGGTGATGTTCTGAAAGTGATCACTCATATGTAAGGCAGTATGACTTTCCGTGAGACAGATGCTGGCCAACGTGGGATATTTAACGCGGGTTAACATCGTTGTCAGAGCCGCATGGGTGAGCTGTTGCTACACCCCGGTATTTCCACCACGGAGG